GGCCTTGGTCACCTGATAGCGGATCTCCGGCTTCGCCATGCCGGCACTGCAGGTGTACCGCCGGCGGCGGATGCCCTGCTCGCGGCAGCGGCGCATGGTGGAGCGCGATTCCTTGATGAGGTAGGACGCGAGCTTTGCGTGGTTCTTGCGGTCATCGAGCATTTGGAAGCTGATAGAGCCCGCGCCGTTGGTCACCTTTGTCCAGGCGGCGGCGATGATCTGCGCGTCAAAGCGCGGCAGAAGGATGTGATGATGCACGTTTGTCATGTGCTTGGTTTCGAGCACGGCAATGTATTTCAGGCGCTTTCCTGCTTTGGCATAAGCCTTGCGCAGCTCGCGGAGGAACGCCGCCCTGTCCCGCTCGGCCTGTTCCAGCGTGATCTCCTTGTCCCAGTAATG